GAATCAGGTCTCCATTTGAAAGCGTCGGCTCCATGCTATCGCCCTTCACGCTTATCAGAGCCAGATCCTTCACCGACACGCCCAGGGCGTTCTTAACCCAGGCAGACTTGAACACCAGGTGGTCCACAACCTGCTCACTATGGATTACCGTTCCTCCGCCTGCAGAGGCCGCCACCTCATAGCGAGGGACCAGGACGTATTCTTTCCCCAATTCCGCCGCAGTCGAGAACAGTGCATTAGCATCGGTGCCCTGAATGGGTTCTCCCCGCCTCAACTTCCCTTCTCCAGTCAAGAGCCACGAGGGATTAACATCTGGGAAAATATCAAGCACCTTATTCAAATACTCCGCGTCCGGCTGGCTGACTCCCCTTTCATAGGACGCAACGGTGTTCTTGTGAACACCTGTCTTAGAAGCGAGTTCCTCCTGCAGCATCGGTCCACGCACATTTTTTAGTCTTTCACCGATAGACATGAAACCCTATTTTCTGTTTTCAAGTTCAGAGGCAAACTCGAAAACGAACTTGAAAAAGCACAGTTGCGTTTTCAAGTTTCATAACATACTGATAATTAGACTAATATTATTGTATCGGGCAGAATAATAGAAAATATAACTTGAAAAACAAATTAACGTGTTGACAAACAATTTTCTATGGTTTATAAACACAGAAAATTGTCAATAATGATTGATCAAAAGGGCCGAAAAAATGAACCTTGAAGTCAAAGTTCAGATGCTCAAAAAAAACATCAACCAAACCTATATAGCGGAGCTTCTCGGACTCAAAGCGAGCACCGTTTCCGGCGTCATTAACAACGGCAGAGAATCCCGCAGAGTTAAAGAAGCAATTGCACAGGCCACCGGCGTCCCATTTGAAAAACTGTGGGGTAAGGTCGCCTAATTCTGGGCAATATATCTGATTTATGTAGCTATCGCAACGGTAAATCTTAGTTTGTAATTATTTTGACATCAGGAGGGCCGGTCTCATGTTGTCTGCGGCTCCTAAAACCCACGTCACAGCAAAAGAGTTGGCCGGGCTCCCCGGCATGCCAGGAACCGAGCAGGCGGTCAACTACCGCGCAAAGAAAGAATCCTGGCCCTCACGTCCCCGCGCAGGGCGCGGGGGCGGTCGGGAGTACCCTATATCGGCGCTCCCCGATATGACCAGGGAGCACATATTGAACACCATGATCGCCTCACTCCCCGAAAAGATATGCCTATTGCCATCAGCGCCCCCTCCGGCCCTGCAGGAATCATCCACCGCCATTGCCGTCCGCCGGGCCGAGAACCTCCCCGCCATCGAGACCCTCAAGAAATGGCAGCGCACCTGCGTAGACGCCCGTATGGTCTTCATCCGCCTCATAGAGCAGGCCACAGCCAGCGGGATCGGCGTCGGCCGCGCCATAGATACAATCTGCGGCCAGGCTGCCCAGGGGAGCCTTCCCCCCCCCGTACAGGGCATCATAAGAACGGCAAACCAGCGCGCCGGCGACGGCCGCGCACTCTCCGCCAGCGGGCTCATGAAATGGTGGTCCGCCTGGCGGCAGACTGGCAGCCCGGCCGCACTCGCCCCCCGCGACGTCCAGAAGCTCACCGACAAGGAACTGCGTCACTTCGTCCGCGACCATGCCCCCGGCCGCGCTATCGTCATTCCGGAGAACGTCCCGACCTGGCTTCCCTACTTCCTGGACGAATACCGCCGCCCCACAAAACCGAGCCTGGCCGATGCCCATCGCAAGCTCCGGCGCACCATCCCCCCCGGCGTCGTCTGTCCCTCCATCGACCAGGTGAGGCGGATCTGCAACCGAATCCCTGTAGTCATGCTGGAAAAGGGGAGGATGACCGGCGCCGAATACAAAAGCCTCCTGGGTTATGCCGAGCGTGACTACAGCGACATGGACCCCTTCACCCTATGCCAGATCGACGGCCACAGCTTCAAGGCGTATGTCGCCCACCCGACCACCGGCGCCCACTTCCACCCCGAGGTATGCGGCGTCATCTGCATGACCACCAAGGTCCTGGGGGGCTGGAGCTGGGGCCTGGCCGAGAGCTGGCGCACCGTCGCCGACGCCTACCGCCACTGCTGCACCATCACCGAAGACAAGCCCTGGGGCTGCGTCCCCGCCATCCTGGAAGCCGACCTGGGATCCGGAAATATGGCCAAGGTCAACGCCGACGAATGGATCGGCATCTTCTACCGCGTCGGCACCCGGCTGGAGGTACCCGAGCGCGGCGGCAACCCCCAGGGCCACGGCGGCATAGAGAGATCCAACCAGAGTATCTGGATCAGGGCCGCCAAAGGGCTCCCCACCTACACCGGCAAAGACATGGACCGGGGGGTGAGAAAGCGCATTTACACCCGCCTTGAACGTGACTTGAAAGACGCTAAAAACCATGGGAAGCTCGGCATGACAGCCAGCACCTCCGAGATACTTCTCACCCCCGAAGAGTTCACCGCCTTCCTCCTTGAGCAGGCCATCGAGTACAACAACACCCCCCACTCTGCCCTGGCCAGGATCACCGACCCCGCCACCGGACGCCGGCGTTTCATGACTCCGTTCGAGGCACTAACCGAGCGGTCGGCCGAGGGGTGGAAGCCCACAGCCCCGCCCACCGAGATGCTCTCCTACCTCTTCATGCCCCACGAGCGGATCAAGGTCAGGCGGGAAAAATTCACCCTCCGCGGCAATACCTATCATGCCTATGAGCTTTGCAACTTTCACCTGCGTGACGATCTCGTCGCTGCCTTCGACATCCACGACGCGGAAAGAGTCTGGGTCATGGACAGCGAAGAGGTCTTCATCTGCGAAGCAAGATGGAACGGCAACCGGGTCCGGGCCGTCCCCACATCCGTAGAGCAGCAGGCGATCATGGACCGCGAAGAGCGCCGGGTCAAAAACCTGGAAAACAAGCTAGAGCTGGTCAGGGGAGAGGCCGCCCCGGCCCTGGAGGCCCCTGCTCACATCGTCCTGCCGCCAGAAGTCATCGAAGGGGAATTGAAACGGGAACAAGAGGCGCAGCGCAAGGAGGCGAGCCTGGCGGACGCGAAAAGATACAGAGAAATCACCAGCCCCATAGACATCTTCTACATGCTTCGCCGCCGGGTTGAAGAGGGCACCGCCACCGAATACCAGAAAGGGTGGAAGGAGGCATACGAGATATTTCAGGATACCGGCCGCAAGGTCTCCCTTTTGAGAGACGATCCTTACTGCCTGAACGATCCCGACGAGGACAGGCTGGAGATGCAGGGATGATCGAAGCAATCGAGCCCGCATAAAGAGAAAGAAAGACAGAGAGACAAAAAAACCGCCTGCAGCTACAGGCGGTTTCCATCGCCCGAAAGGCGGGCGAAATACCATGATCAGGAGGAATATAGCAGATGAAACACGTAACCGTAAAGACAAAAGATGTCACCCGCTTCATTCAGGCAGTCGATGACCTCCTCTACCGGCCCGAGTCTACCGAAGGGATGGGGGTTCTGTGGGGGCCTCCCGGCACAGGGAAGACCACTGCGCTTGCCTACATCGTCAATATCTACGACGGCATCTACATCCGGGCTATGACCTGCAGCTCCATCACCTCCATCTTGGGTGACCTCTGCAGGGCGGTCGGTGAAGAGCGGCGATTAAGGAAGTCCGACATGGTCGAACTGATCGTCAACAAGCTGTGCAAGGGAGACAACGGTGCCCCCCCGCCGACACCACGCCCCATTTTCATCGACGAGGCTGATTACCTCTTCCGCAATTTCGAGCTGGTCGACATCCTGCGCGACATATACGACACCTCCGGCTGCCCGGTCATCATGGTGGGTATGGAAGACATCGCGCGCAAGATCCGGGAGCACGGCCGTTTCGCCCGGCGTATAACCCAGTGGATCGAATTCAAGGGGCTCGACCTCGAAGACACCGCTCAGGTCGCCATGGAGTGCTGCGAGGTCGAGATCGCCGAGTGTCTGTTACAGCACCTCCACCGGGAGACCGCCGGCAATATCGGCCGTGTAATCATAGGGCTCTCCAAGATCGAGGGATACGCAAAAATGAACCGTAAAAACAGGATAACCGCCAAGGAATGGGACAATAAGCCGCTCTACTTCGACCAGCCTGTCTTCAGCAAGAGGACGAACGGCAAATAACCCCCGGTCATGGGTATTGAATTGTTATGAATGGAGGGAGTCATACATGATCGGGAGGGAAAATGCCAGTAAAGAAGGGAATAGAGAGAAAACGGGCGAGGGGCGCCCTGAGGCAGCTCATATGGAACAGTATGAGGATCCATCACCGGGGGTTCACCATCCCCGACATACTGATGAGCACACCGGGGGCCACCGAGAAGAACATCAAAAATATCCTGCAGTTGCTTACTACACACGGCCTTGCCGTCAAGTGCCCCGGCTTCGTATCCGGGAGGGCGGGAGTAAGGCAGAAATGGCAATTGACGGAAGACAAGCTGTTTGCATTTCCCATCATATGCCCCAATTGCGGGGAAGGTTTGACGGCAGGGTTCTGCGATCCGGAAACAAAGAAAGAGAGACAAAGAAAGAAACAAACAATCGGAGTTGGCAGGCTCGAAAGGGAAATGGCCAGGCCGGAATCCAAATACAACCGGACCGAGCCCAAAAAAAAGAAAAAGGACGGATGGCGGCCTCCCGCCGCCGGCCCTCGCCCGGCAAAAGGCAAGGCTCAGGGGGTGACCGATGACGCAGCATGACCGGATGCAGCTTTTGCGTAAGAAGTGCGAAGAGTTGACCCAGGCCGAGGTTGCCCGCCGCCTGGGTTACTCCGCAAGCGCCGTCAACCAGGTGCTGAAAGGCGAGTACAGGGGAGACCCGGCCCAGCTCCTGACCAGGGTCGAAGAGGTATTCGGCTCCACTGTGGTCAACTGCCCCGTCTGCGGCGATATCTCCCTGGGCAAATGCGCCGCCAACCGGCGTCTCCCCTTCGCGTCCATCAACCCAATGAGGGTAAGGCTCTGGAGAGAATGCCGCAACTGCGAACAGGAAGGCACAATATGACTCCTAAATGCACCAAATGCGGCCGCGGGCCGCTTATCCCCGAAAAGATACTTATCGGCGACCGAGAAAAGACCGTTTCGGTCGCTTGCGCAAGCTGCGGTGAGCGGATATTCCGGGACCACCTCAGGCGCAAGCCGACACGGGTCGAGATGAACACCCGGCAACTGCCGAAAGAGCCCAAGCCGCTTCGAGTCGGCTGAGAGGAGCACCAATGACCATATTAAGGCACGTTAAACGCATATTCAAGCGGCTGCAAAAGACCCATGAATGGAACAAGCAGCGCCGCCTCTCCGACCACCGGGCCAGCAGCCTGGCGGTAAAACTCGCCCTCTCCGGGGCGCTCAAGACGAGCCGGAGGGGGGTAACGGTGATAGGGAGGGCCAGAGCATGACCCAGTGCGAGTTGGATTGCAGAAAGACCCTCAAGGTCTGTAATGAAAAGGCCGAGGTGTCCGGCCACGGCCCCCAGTGGGCCTGCGGCGACTTCGGCAAGCCTGGGCATGACTACCAGGCCTGCGAACTCTGCCACGGGCTGTTTGATGCCTACATGTTTGCCAACGGTCTGGCGGGGGGGTACTTATGAACAAGGAAATCCACGTATATCATCACCAGACCGAGATCAAGGCCGGCGACATCATGACGGCCTGCCTCGTCGCCCTGATCATCGGCATCGGCACCGGCTGGATGTGCCGTACCGCAACCGTAAACGACAGGCTCCAGCGGGCTGCCGCCGAGGCCTATCAGGCCAATCGCGACTACTACACCAAACAGGCCGACGCCATACTGAACCCACCCGCGGCCGTAAAGAAAGAAGCCATCGATGGCAATTGAGATTGTCACTGTCGTCATCACCCGTCACAGATGCACCATATCCCTCCCCGGAGCTGATAACGGCAAAGAGATAAAAGAGGTATGGGGCGTCAACAATCAAGGGCTCCCCATAATCGAGGAGGGCAACATAGAAGACGAGCCGGCAATCCCCGAAGGGGTATTCGACGAACTGGTCCCCCTGCGCGACTCTGCCCTGCTCATCATGGAACAACTCAACAAAGGAGAGGATTGAATAATGTATTACAGCTACGCACCGCAGTTCGGCATGCAGTACCACGATACCAGCACCGAGGCAAAGGCCACGGCCGAGAAGGCGATCCGCCAGCTCGTTCACAACAACATTGCCGGTCCCGACCTGGAGACCATCACCTGGGGCGAGGTCATGGACCGCGCCGTTTCCTGCCCCACGCCGGTCCTAAAGAAACAATGCAGGATCGACTACGAGCGGCAACACCCCCCTATGGTCGAAGGCCGCATGGAGAACGGAAACGGCGACCTGGTCAGGGTCGAGAACATCCACGAGACCGACCTCATGTATCACGAGATGGTCCTCGGCATAGCCCTCATCTGGAAGATGCTCTCCGGCAAGATCCAGCGTTTCAAGCGGTACAACTTCGAGGAGGTCACCGCTTGCCTGGCGCTACTCTTCGAGAAACACGGCGTCGAGCGGGGCGGGCGAGACGGCAACATGCAGTTTTTCACCTTCGACCGCCGCTTCAAATTGCAGATCAGTATCCAGAAGAATATCGACTTCGGCCCGGAGTTGAAGGTGGCCGAAGCACAGATCCTCGAAGCCATCAACCAGATGGGTGGCGAGGACGCCGCGGATCTGCGGACCATGGTCACCGCCTCATTCCGGCTCGACAACGGCAAGCTGCGAGTTGCCGAGATCCTACGGCTGCGCACCTACAAATTTGACAACCAGCTCTGGAACGAGGCAATGGACATAATAAGCGAGGCCATTATTGTAGTAGGCAGCAAGAAAATGCTGAGGCTCTACGAGCGAACCGACAATGGTGTATATGCTCCCATCCCGCTCGACATAGCGGCGCTGTAAGGAGGCGCAGATGGAATGTTTAACAGGCAGAATCACCGGCCGCATCGAGGTCCCCCGCGACCCGGCCGCCATGATCGACAAGAGCCGGGTCAACCGCTTCCGCCGGGCCGACGACCCCGAGCGGAGCTGCTACGACTGCACCCGCAAGCTTGGCGTCCCCTGGCTCTGGTGTGACGAAGTGGGCCGCCAGGCCGAAAAGGGTATGACCTGCGACAAATTCCAACCATGATGCGAAACCATTTCGTTGACGTCAACGAAATGGTCGCCCCAGGGTGGCGCCTGGGGCCTGACGAGCAGCCGATAAAAAACGCTCTTCCCCTTAGATGAGGGGAAGCTAGGAGGGGTTATCCGTACCATCACAAGAGACGCGCATACAAGCATCACCCCGATCCGCAAGGAAACCCCGGCATACCTGGCCTGGCTGGCAAAGGTAGAGGAATGCCGGAAAAAGCAGAGGCAAGCACGGTGAAATGCAAATGCGGCCAACCCATGCGGCAGCACGTCATTGCCCTCGACGACATCTGGTGGAGCTGCCTCATCTGCGGCAGGTCGAAGCAGGCCGAACCCGAGCCGGCCACATCAAACAATGTGCGGAACACATTAAAACATGAACCCGACTGGGCCGTTGAGGCCCTGGCAGCCGACCCGGCCCGAAGAGCCAAAAGAGACGACAAAAGGAGAACAGAGATGAGCAAAACCCTTGGAGACTTAAACGACGCCCTCCACACACAGCTTGAGAGATTGCTGGAGGCCAAGCTGGATGGCGAATCGCTCAAGACCGAGATAGAACGGTCCCGAGCCACCGCTAATCTGGCCAGCCAGATTATAGAGAACGGCAAATTAGCCCTGGAGGCACAGCGATGCCTTGGCGGCAAAAAAGGCAATCCGAAGATGCTGGGGCTAGCCGAATAATGAGATATACCGAAGAACACCTTGAATTCCTGCGTGATGGTTACCAGTCGATGCTGGTCCCGGAGCTGACCCGCGCCTTCAACAAGCGGTTCGGAACGGATCAGCAGCCCGGCCAGATCAGGAGCACCCTGAAGAACCACGGCATCAGGTGCGGCAGGCATTGCGGCAAGGTGCCCTGGGGGCTCAGGCTGTTTACTCCCGACCAGGACAGCTTCCTGAGGGATAATTATCCACGGTACTCTTTGCGCGATTTGACCGGAGAGCTGAACAGACAGTTCGGCACAGTAAAGACGGCGAGTCAGGTCAAGGCATATACCCACAACCACGGCATCACATCCGGCCGGTCGGGGCAGTTCCAGAAGGGGCAAAAAGCCTGGAACCTGGGTGTGAAAGGCTACATGGGGGCGAACCGGACAAGCTTTAGCAAGGGCACACGCCCCCATAACAAGAAACGGTTATGGACCGAACGGATCGGCAAGGATGGTTACATCGAGATCAGCGTCCCCGAGCGCAACCCACACACCGGGCACCCCACCAGGTTCAAGCACAAACACGTCTGGCTGTGGGAATGCGCCAACGGAAAGGTGCCCAGGGGACACGCCGTCATCTTCATCGATGGCGACAAGGGCAACTTCGACCTGAGCAATCTCATGATGGTCACCCGCAACGAGCTGCTCCTGATGAATCTCCACAAGTACTGGGTGCAGCCGGTCGAAGTGCGGCCGGCCCTCATGGCGCTCATAAAGCTGGAGGCCGGGGCCGGGTTTAGGACCACTGGCAGGATGCCGGGAGCGGGCCGTAAAAAAGGAACGCTAAACAAGACCGTCACGGGATCGCCGCCATGAATTACGAGTTCGAGGAACGATGCGGGATTCTGGAGTTTGATGGCGGAGTCCCACGTCTGGAGGCGGAGCAACTGGCCAGGGAGCGCCCCTGGGACACCGACCCCACCTGGGGCATGCCGAGGCCGGTGCAGGCGGAGATGGACCTGGGGCTGCAAGATTTCCGGGCGAAGATGAAGAAAATATGGACGGATTATTAACAGCAAGCACAGCGGCGGAGCGTAGCGGACTCCGCTGCTCCGGGAGTTAGACAATGATCGCCGACCGGATAGACGATAGTGGCTGGTGGCAGATGAGGCTGGAATGGCCGGAAAACGAGGGGGGGGGGGTCAAAACCCCCATTCGTATGTGAATTCTCCTGCTATGGCGTCACGGAGCGACATCACGGTAAATTCGCCGTCGGAAGGGCCATCGACCAGAACAGCCAGTTCCTTGAAATTGCCGGCCAAGTGATAGGCCCTGTTTTTTGTCATCATGCGTGTGTAGGCTGCGTCGCGATCCTGAAAGGTTGTCATAAGGCACCTCCTGATTGATGGTGGTACCTATAACTCCAGTGCCGGCACATAGCAAGCGATTTATACAACACTCACGCGGAGACGAGGAGATCGAGGAAGAAATGATATGAGCGTAACCAAAACCTTTCAATGTGAAACATGCAGCCAGCAGGGGAACAATAATGTGGCCGCGTTCAGAGGCCACCTGCGAGACGTACATGGGGTTGATCCGGACCACCTCACTGGGACTAAAGAGCTGTTGATGCACGTGAACGCCGGGAGGCATCACACCTCTGTTCACCGTGTAGCACTTGACGAGGGAGTTATCTTCATAGCGACGACGGTATCCGAGAAGGGCACAGGGAGAAAATAGCCCATGACAAAAGAAGACTGGGAAAAGGTTAAAAAGGCCCTCTCCGGAACATACGGCTACGCTAGGCTGAAAGTCGACGGCCGCGATATCCAGTTCCAGCGGGAACTGGTTTCCAAGAACACCCTCGGCATCCATGTCTATATCGACGGCCACAGCAAGGGGATCTGGTGGGGCGTTAAAAACGAGCACCCCGAGCAGAGCTACTTAAGGCCGGTAAATAAAAACATTTACAGCAGTAAACAGCGGGAGCAGTTCAAGAAAATAAGTAAACGGTTAAAATTGCATCTCGGGATAAATCCCAACGAGAAACTACTCCTGTTTTATCCATTATGGAACAACGTCGACCAGATCCGCAGGCACTACGAGAAGACATTCACCAGTATCGAACTGATCGAGGTTGTGGGGTAGCCTTCCCGTGCCTCCGCGTCTCCGCGTGAGATCGGGTTTTGACGTTATCCTGTTTATCCTGTACATCCCTGTTAAATGAGGTTTTAACATGCCGTCAAAAGCCAACCTGGCCAAGATCCACATAGGCAAAAAAGAGCTGAATCTCGCTGACGAGAACTACCGTGACATCCTCTATGCCTTGGCAAAGAAAGAGTCCGCCGCCGACATCTCCGACCGCCAGGCCCTGGCCGTCCTGGAACGGTTCCGGGAGCTGGGGTGGAAGCCCAAGCAGGCGCGCAAGAAGGGCCGCCGCCCCACCAACATGGATCGCGGCGACTCCCGCTCTGAGCAGCTCGGAAAGATCGAGGCCCTGTTGACCATCGGCGGCCTGTCCTGGGCCTACGCCGACGCCATAGCCCGGCAGATGCGCCTTGCCGACGCCGTGCAGTTCGTCGCCACGAAAGACCTGTTCCGGATCATCACCGCATTACGCAGGAAAGCCCAGAAAGAAGGATGGGACCTCTCCGGAGAAAAGAAATGAACGATCAAGGGTTCCACGATCATGACGGCTACCCCGAGCTGCTGCTCGACCTCCTGGGGAAGATAGCCGACCTCCTCCAGGAAGAAGGCATAGCTCCGGAGGCGTCCGAGGCTATAGCCTTCGCCGTAACCGAGCACATCCGCCACGAGTGGGCCGGCCGCACCGGCTGCCTATTCACCAAGAAGAAAGCCCGCGAAAAGGACAACAGAGGCAACCTTTTCGGTGAACCAACAGAGTGTAGCACACCTGACGACGACCGCCTTGCTCCCATAATAGGCATTGTCGCGCACGGTTGCGGAGACCGCGCCCTGGGGCTGAAGGTGGCGGCGCTGATCGAGACCGACTGGGCCGGGGAAAAGATTTACATCCCCAAAGGCAGCGAATATGACAACATGCGGCGCAACCTGGAAATCTGGCGTAAATGGGATGGTACCGCAGCCTGCAAATACCGTCTCTGCCGGGAGTACGGCCTCACCGAGGTCGCCTTCTACCTCTGCATCCGCGCCGCACGGAAACTGTGGCGTGGTAAGTCCCAGCCGCCCCTCCCCTTTATCGGGAATGAATAAAAAATCTTTACAACCGATTAAATCGGCGATATAAGGAAAATTCAATCACCCATAAAGCCCCTCTCCATGCCGGAGCAGGGGCTTTCTATTTGCTAAACCCCTTTAGGCGAAACATCCCCCCCTATCATGTATTCTCCCCCTATTAGAGGAACACCCGCTGTAAGGCCCTGTGGCCGTCTGCCAGGACGGCCCAAACCTGGTTTTCCCCGTGCCTCCGCGTCTCCGCGTGAGACCGCCTTTGAAAAGGAGCTTTCGACCATGCGGACCATCAGCCACATCATAATCCACTGCGCCGCCACCCCCAACGGTAAGCCATTCACCGTCCAGGACATTGATTCCTGGCACAGGGAGCGAGGCTTCCACCGCTTTCCCCAAGCCATGGCCGATTTCAACCCCGGCCTCACCAGCATTGGCTACCACTACGTCATCTACACCGACGGCACCGTCCACGTCGGCCGCCACCCCGACGAAATTGGCGCCCACGCCGTTGGCTACAACAAGCACTCCCTGGGGATATGCCTAATCGGAAACGACCACTTCAGCCCCGCCCAGTGGGAAGCGCTGAATACCCTGGTCATGGAACTGCTCGTAAAGTATGGCGGCGCCTATACTGTCGTCTGCGGCCACCGCGATCTGCCTAACGTCCGCAAGAGCTGCCCCGGCTTCGACGTGACCGGCTGGCAGCGCGGCGGACACATCGCCTTGGCGGATCATACAATTACGGCAAAGGCATAAGGAGGGGCAATGGCGTTCATCCGCGAAATACTTTCCAGCGACTCCGAGCAGGGTAGTTTCTCCCGGCTCACCGGCCTCATGATCGCCCTGGCACTCATCGTCTGGGCGTCCATCATCGTCTGGCGGACCGGGACCATCCCCGACATCCCTGCTTACTGGGCTCTGACGCTACTCGGGCTGTACGGAATCAACAAATCGATGGAGGCCGCCAAGAACATGATGGTCACCTGGAGGGGCAATGGATCTGAAAAGCCTGTTCAGTAACTTCTTCACCCTCGACATTCGCCAGGTGGACTGGAGACGCACCACCATCCTCATCCTCATCGTACTGGTAGTGTTCCTTTGGCTGAGCGCCCGCCTTATGTCCGAGGTCCGCGACTTGACCACCACCGAATTCAGGCGCGTCCCCCAAATCCGCGAGGTCACCAGGATCCGCACAGTCACCGTTCCCGGACCGAAGAAGATCGTTATCCTGGACAAGGCCGAGGTCGTCAAGAAGGTTGACGGCGTACCGGCTGAGATCGCCGCCTCCACTGACAAGCAGATCCCCGCAACCGCGGCGATCCCCGAGAGCAGAAACGGCGTCGATGTCATCAGCGTCATCGACACCAAGACCGGCGAATCACAGATAATCGCCAAGGAGCGGCCCGCCCCACTGTTCCAGCTTCGCCGCGATGCGGCACTGGGTGTCCGCTATGGTTTCAACTACAAGGGGGAACAAACCGGGACGGTTTATGGCCGGTATGACTTCCTCCGGGTCAAAAATGTCTGGCTTTCAGTCCACGGCGAGGTCAGCGTCCCCGGTGACGCGCGCGCCCAGATTGGAGCGGAGTACCGGTGGTAGCCGGTGATTTATGGCAGGGTACACCCTGCCCACATTGCGGCAGATACCTGGTGGAGCGTTACCGCCACAAAGCGGGCGGGTTCTGCGGGCTGCTCAATCGAGAAAAGAGTAACGAAGAGCACATCCATAGCATGTGCGGCGGCTGCGGCCGTGACTGGATCGAGAAAAATGGCTGACGACATAGACCGGGCCAACATAATTAACGAGCAGCTCCGGGAGATGGCCTTGGCGGAACATTTCCGAAAGGCCGGGTCAAGCCCGCAGCCCGCAGCCCCCAGCCCCTTGGTTTGCACCAGCTGCGGCGGGTCCATCCCGGAACGGCGCATCCTGGCCATGCCGGGCTGCGAACGATGCATATCATGCCAGATTGAATTCGAGATGGGCGAATCGAGGAGGAGAAAGTTTTGAACTATGCCGAATGGAAATTCTGGCTTGATGTAATGGTCCTCGTGGGCGTAGCAGCCAATACCGGTTACACCTGGTGGACGAACCGGGAGAAGGTCACCAATCGGCGATTCAAGGCGCAGGAAGACGAGATCGCGGCCATCAAGTCCATGCTGGGGAACATCCCCGCCACCTGCTCCAAGCACGCCAAAAACGAAGGACGGCTCGACGGGCACAATGATCGTCTGGCGCAGCACAAGGAGCTGTTAACCTCCATTGAAACTGAGTTTAAGCATCTCCCCAAACGTGACGATCTGGAGAAGGTTTATGAAAGGATCAACAAGGTCAGCTCCCAGATGGCGGATTTAAAGGCGGAAGTCGGCAAGATCAGCGGTGCAATGCTAGGCATAACCCACATAACCGAGATGATAAATGACTTTCTGGTGCAACAGGGGGGTAAAAAATAATGGACTTCGCCGTAATCGTCACCGAAAACATCCGTCTAATCATGCTTCGGGCGCTGGAGCAGGTGGAAGGCTACACCCTCAACGAATCCATCCTCCACACCGTGGTCGAGAGGTTCGGCCACAAATGCGGGCGCGACTGCATCAGGACGCAGATCGCCTGGCTGCGCGAACAGGGGCTGGTCACCGTCGAAGAGGTGGCCGGCTACTTCGTCCCGACCCTGACCCAGCGAGGGGCCGACGTGGCATGCGGCCGTGCTGTTGTCCCCGGCGTTAAGAAACCCGGACCGGGGCGCTAACCATGAGCCAGCCCTCCACCATAGACAAACTCCCTCCGGAGATAAAGGCGGCGCTCCAAGAATACCTCCAGGACCCGCGCATCACCCAGGAAGAGGCCACCGCCCGCGTCAACGAGCTGCTTGCCGCCCTGGGTCTCCCCGAGCGGGTGAGCAAGTCCAGCGTCAACCGCTATGCCATCAAGATGAGCGAGGTGGGGGAGAAACTCAGGCAGTCCCGCGATGTGGCCGAGATGTTCATCTCCAAGGTCGGCGCCGCGCCTCAGGGGCAGATGGGGCTCCTCATCAACGAGATACTCCGGACCTTGGCTTTTGATCTGTCTCTCAAGATCCAGGACGCCGACATCTCCGACCCCGAAACCCTGGCCGCCACCATCGACCAGGTCAAGGCCCTGGCCCTGGCCGTGCAGAGGCTGGAGCAGTCGGCGACACTTAGCATCAGGCGTGAAGGCGAGATCCGGAAACAGGTAGCTGAACAGGCCGCGCAGGTAGTCGAGAAAACTGCTAAGCAGGCGGGGGTCACCCCCGAAGCGATCCAGATCATTCGCCGCGACGTGCTCATGATGGCCTCATGAAAATAGTCAAGGCCCATAACATACCGGCCAACCCGGCCGGCCTTTTTCTGCCCTACCAGGAGCGGTGGATCCTGGACCGCAGCCGCCTGAAGCTCATGGAGAAGGCCCGGCAGATCGGGCTTTCCTGGAGCACCGCCTATGCCGCCGACGAGCGGACCGCCGAGGCGGGGGCAAGGTGGGACCAGTGGATATCCAGCCGCGACGACCTCCAGGCCCGGCTCGTCATCGAGGACTGCAAAATGTTCGCGAAGGTCCTGCAGATCGCCGCCGAGGACCTGGGGTACCGAGTTATTGACGAAGAGCGGAAGATAAGCGCCTATGTCCTCCACTTCGCCAACGGCCGGCGCATACATAGCATGTCCAGCAACCCCGACGCCCAGGCCGGGAAGCGTGGGGGCCGCATCCTGGACGAATTCGCCCTACACCCCGACCCGAGAAAGCTCTGGTCCATCGCCTACCCCGGCATCACCTGGGGCGGCAACATGGAGGTCATCTCCACCCACCGGGGCAGCGCCAACTTCTTCAACATGCTGATCCGCGAGATCCGCGAGCACAAGAACCCGAAGAAGATCAGCCTCCACCGGGTCACATTGCAGGACGCCCTCGACCAGGGCTTTCTATATAAATTGCAGCAGTCGCTCCCGGCCGATCACGAAGTCATGGAGATGGACGAAGCGGCCTACTTCGACTTCATCAGATCAGGCTGTGCCGACGAGGAATCATTCCTCCAGGAATACATGTGCATCCCCGCCGATGACGCCTCCGCTTTCCTCGAATACAACCTGATCGCCTCCAGTGAATACGGCCAGGCGGAAACCTGGGAGCGGGATTGCAGCGTCTGGAAGCCCGAAGGCCGGCTATTCGCCGGACTCGACATTGGTCGCAAAAAAGATTTGACCGTGCTTTGGGTCCTGGAGCTTCTGGGTGACGTGCTCTACACCCGGCAGATCATAGAGCTGCGCAACATGTCCAAGCCTGACCAGGAGAAAGTACTGTGGCCCGTCCTGGCCAAGCTGGACCGCTGCTGCCTCGACTACACCGGCCTCGGGATCGGCTGGGGGGACGACGCACA